TATTGTCTTTAGGATGGCAACGACAATATTTGGTTTTGAAGACAGTTTAAGTAAAGCAATAGAAAAAATAGAAGAATCTTACGAAGTAATAAACAAAATTTTAGAAAGACCTCTTTTCCTTGATAGCCCAGAAGTAAGAGAAGTGCACAGGCAAATTGGTATAGTTAATGACTATTTACTAGATATCGCTAAGGATCTGTCTGAGATCGTTGAAAGCGAAGAGGAATAGATTTGCCAAGGAAAAAAAGAAATGCCGGTAACACAGACCCAAAAGTAGCACAAAAAAAGAAACAGATAAAGCTATACTTTCACTCAGGCACTCAAGCCGCAATAGAGGAATTCCAGAAAACAGAGTGTCATCTTGAGAGAGACAAGATATACACAGTTGATATACTTCCTGCTTTTGAAAAGCTATCAGAAAATTTAATTTTCATACATAAATTCACAGCTCTTCATGAGACACTTGAGGATCTAAAAAATGATTGTGTCTCTTTTCTTTACGAGACCCTTTACAAGTTTGATGCGTCTAGAGGAACTAAGGCATTTTCATATTTCAATGTTGTGGCCAAAAATTTCCTTATTATAAAATCTAAGCAGCGATCAAATGTGCTTAGAAGAAACATAAGCATAGAAGACCAGAGAAGGTTTTCTCCACATGAAAAGCACGCATACAACGACAAAAATATCGAGGAAGATCCAGAGACGGCACTGATTAAACTCAGCGATACAAAAATGTTATTTGAGATGATAGGCCACCTTAAAGATCACGCAAAGTCTGATAATGAAAAAGCTTGTATCAATGCTGTTTTAACTCTTTTTGAAAATGCAAATAACTTGGAGTTCCTAAATAAACGTGCGGTGTTTGTTTATCTTAGAGAGATGAGTGGCCTGACCCCAAAGCAACTTACTACGTCCATATCGAATCTAAAGAAAAAATATAATGCCCTGAGGCAAAACGATGAGTTCAGAATCTTCTTCGAATAACGGATCAAGCAAATCAAAGGAAGAGGTATGGCAAGAGATTTATTCAAATGCCATTCAAGACAGAGAGAAGGCCAGCATGCTCGTGACGGATCTCTGGAAGGAAATAACCTCAGATCCTGAAAAGCATGCTCTTTATGGCGTGACTATCACAAAGTATTTAGAGAGAATGAATAAGTCTAATGATCAGCTAGTTAAGCTAGCAGAATTAATGCAGAAGTCTGTAGTTGAAGAAGAAGAAGACCTAGATCTTGAAGACGTGTACGACAAGATAGATTCTAAGAAAATTGTTTTAAAGTCGAGTGAGTAATGAGTTACGATCCAACATTTGACGCGCCCCTAATACCTTCGATATCAGAGGGTGCCCGGGTCATAAAGCAAGCTATTGTAATCGAAGTTATCGATAATCCTGTGCTGTTTAAGAAAGATGATTTTCTTAATAGGCTTTTTGAAGCTCAGCAGAACCAAAAGACGCCGTACGTTGCTTCAAGCTTATCACAAGATTTAAGAAGGCAAATTAAGCAGGCACCTCGCAATTCCGTAATAGCATGGATGGCAGATTCAGATCCTTCTGAGTCTGAGCCCAAGCTTTTTTATCCTTTCTTCTCACAGCATTTTGCGCTTCCAATAAAGCCAGGTGAGAATGTCTGGATAATCAGCGAAGGACTTTTGAACTCATTCTCTGTGACTCGACAAGATCCTTCAAATAAGTCAGATTCTGCTGCAACGGGTGATGAACTTTGTAGCGGCTTCTGGATGTCAAGAGTCTCTGTCCCCGACTACACTGATGATGTAAACTTCACTCATAGCGATCGATCGAAAAGCCAAGAGTACGTCCAGCAGCAAGATCCTCTCAAAACACCTCTTCCTCCTCCTCACTTCGACAACGGAAGTCAACCTTCAAGTATCAAAAAAGACGGAAGGCTCATTCACAATATCGGCGATGTTGACAAATACACTCTACCGCAGGATAATGATTACGAGAGAGTATATGTTGATTCACTCTCTAATAAGCGAACCACTAGAGAGCCTGTTCCCTCGTTTAACAAACGCCCAGGTGATATTCTAATCCAGGGTTCTAATAATGCACTCATCTGCATTGGAGAAGATCGACCCACCCCACCAAGGGCAGAGTTTAATGGTGACTATCTAGTAGAGGAACAGCTGACGCAGCCGAGAAAGGACGCTCTAGCTGGGACTATTGATCTGGTCGCCGGCCGATGCATGACATGGAACGGCGAAGCTTTAGAATTTGATACGCAGAAAATAATAACTGTTGCCAACAATAGAGAAGAGACAGAAAAAGAAAAAAGGTCGTGGGCAAAAACGGACGACAACCAAGCATCTCAAAAAGTAAAAGAAGGTGATATTGACTTCTTAAATGACTTGACTCGAATCTACGCTTCTATGAAGACTGACGGAGACAAGAACTTTGGTTATGATTCTGCAGATGACAACAGCTTTGAGTTTAAAGCTTTACCTGTTCCTACTCCTGATAATCCGCTCAATCCAGTCGAACAAAAACCGTATGCTATCATCAAATCAAACGAGCTTAGATTCATTGCGCGAAAAAATGACGATAATAATATCGGTAGCATAAGAATAATAAAAGAAGGTACAAGAGTTTCTGCGACTGATCCTGGTGATCAATCTATTATCTCAATACAGCCAAGTGGAGACACTCTAATAGATGCACCTCAAATCATTTTGGGGCTTGGTAGAGGTAATGAACAGCAGTTCGGTGAAGGAAATCAAGTTTTTATCGGGGGCATAGATGCTACTGAGTCGATGGTCCTAGGAACTAAACTTCACACGCTCTTGAAAAAGCTCGTGGATGCGATTGTTAATAATGCACCAAACTTTGTTGCAACAGGAACTGGTCCAGGAATCTTAAATCCATCCATTGTAAGCACAGCAACAGAAGTCAAAGCTGAGATAGATCAAAAGACCTTCTTAAGCAAAGTTGCCAAGACAAAGTAATGGCGCTCAGCAAGCAAAAGCTCGTGGATGGTCTGAAAGGCGCTTTTACAAAAGGTAGAGAAGTAGAAGAATGGGTAATTAAGAAAGACGACCAGGGAAATGATGTCAAGATAAATGAGGCTAAGAATAGTCAATCTGACATTGCCGGCTTTATCGCAGATGCTATCGTCTCCTACGCCGCCGACGCCGAGATAATGATTCCCATACCTTCTACTCTAGTGGTACCTCCAGCAGTGCCTGATGTAGCTTCTGCCGGCGCAAAGTTGAAAGTGAAAACTGCCCAAGTGGGAAAGCCGGCACTTCAGGCAGCTATTCTTACCAGCATGAACACGCAAGATGTGGCGATGACTGCCATCACGAGTGGAATCGTGGCATACGTTGCGGCTTCATTTATTGCGTTTGCAAATTCCATCAATACTATCACAGGTGCAGGAGTTGCAGTGATGGCTGTACCGCCCCTGTTAGTTGCGCCTCTTGCCATAGGAATAGCGGGAGGTGAGGAGGATGATGTGATCAATGCGATGGCTACTGTGATTCACGCTTCTTTTCTAGTTACCCTCTTTACGGGATTAGGTGCTAATACTGCTCCAGTATCAGCAGGCCCTATTGTCAGTACGCTGATGTAGCGTATATTTAACTGTTGAGCACGAATGCTGATTAATAAAGTCGGTGTGGTAGTTAGTTATCTACAGGGAAACTCTGATGGCAGAAATAAGCTTTAAAAGCGTAGGGGAGCAGCTTGACTCATTTGTCAATCGCGAGCAGGATGTATCTCCTACCCCCATTGGAATTTCAACTCCTTTGAGACTTAGTACCACTCAAAAGGATATTTTCGAAATGAATTACAATCTTCAGGACCAAATTGAAGATAATCTGAGGAACTTAATTCTTACAAATCATGGAGAGCGGTTAGGGCTTTACGACTTCGGTGCTAATTTAACCCCTATCCTCTTTTCTTTATCAAGTAATAGCTTTGAATCTGATGTAATGATAAGAATTAAGACAGCAACACAAAAGTTTCTACCCTTTATTGAGCTTGAAACTTTTGAAATAAGCACTGACAATCTGAGAACATCACCATCTCTTGCAACTGTGGTTCTTGTTATTGGTTATGGAATACCAGCTATTGGTGTATCTGGTAAAAAAATGCAGGTTCTGTTAACAGCCGGAGGATAATTTGTCTACTGACACTAAAAAAAGCCTAGCGCAAATAAGAAATAGATCTTTCCTGAATAAGGACTTTGCAGATTTTAGGACTCAGCTTTTAGATTACGCTCAAACTTATTTCCCTGATAGGATACAAGACTTTACAGAAGCTTCTCTTGGAGGGCTTTTCCTTGATCTAGCTTCGTACGTAGGGGATGTTAATTCCTTCTACTTGGATCACCAGTTTAGAGAACTTGATCCCGAAACCGCCGTTGAAAGACAGAACATTGAAAATCTCGCAAGAAATGCCGGCGTCGAAATACAAGGTGCATCTCCAGCAGTTGCAGAAGTAGAGTTTACTTTTAAGATACCAGCACAACAAGCAGGTACTGTTTACCAGCCAGCTCAATTTGGCCTTCCTGTAGTTAGAAAGGGAACCACATTAGGCTCAGATGCCGGTGTCACTTTTGAGCTAACAGAGGATCTGGACTTTGCAGGTCGAGATGATCTAAATCAGCTGATGGCCAATGTAGTAGTTAATGAGTTCAATTCAGACGGAACACCTAAGAACTACTTCGTGACAAGAACTGGTACGTGCGTTTCCGGAGAAAGAGTTATAGAGACCTTTGACATACCAGACACTCATGTTCCCTTTAGAACTATCACCCTGGGCAATACAAACGTAAGCAATATTATAAGCGTTCTCGATGAGGATGGTGAAGAATACTATCAAGTTGATGCTTTAACACAGGATACAGTTTTTACAGCTATACCGAATATCACACAAGATAACAAGATTGTCAACGATATGATAGCTATAAAGTCAGCTCCTAGAAGATTTGTCGGTAAGCACTCAACGACAACAGGGCTGACAACACTACAGTTCGGCTCAGGAAATCCGGGCACGCTTGATGGGGATCTTATCCCTGACCCTTCTGAGTTGGCATTGCCTCTTTTCGGAAAGAAAACATTCTCTAAATTCACCATAGATCCTTCGAACCTTTTAAAGACGAGAACCCTTGGTCTAAGCCCAAGAAACACAACCCTCACAGTACAATACAGCTCAGGAGGCGGTCTGGATCACAACGTTTCATCCCGCTCTATAAGCTCCGTCAGCGGCCTTGTACTTATCTTTGAAAACTCCCCTAGTGCCGCCGATGCGACTGCAGTCCGAGGCTCTGTTTCGGTAACTAATCCTCAAGAAGCAGCTGGAGGTGAAGATCCTCTAACACTAGAAGAAATAAGGGCCCTAATATCTGCAGCTCGCAATTCCCAAAATAGAATCGTGACAAAACAGGATTTACTATCACGAATATACACGATGCCTGCAACATTTGGTAGAGTTTTTAGGGCAGGAGTTGAAGGTAACTCTAGGAATCCTCTAGCGACAACCCTCTACATAGTAAATCGAAAGTCAAATGGAATTTTGACACTTTCACCTGATTCGCTTAAGAAAAATATAACTACTTATCTGAACGAATTTAGGCTTATATCTGATGCTATCGATATTTTGGACGCACGAATAGTTAATATCGGTATAGACTTTCAAATTTCTGTAGACCCAAGCTTTAGCCCAGATTCAGTGGTGAATCAATCTATCACAAAGCTTATTAAATACATGAATATTGAAAACTTCCAGATTGGAGAACCTATCAGGGTATCTGATTTAACAAATCTTATCTACAACACTCCCGGCGTTCTTGGTGTAGTAGATTTGCAAATTGTTAATAAAGTAGGTTCAATCGACGGACGCTCTTACTCTGGTATAATTCACAACGTGAAAGTAAATACCAGCAAAGGGCTATTGCTATCTCCTGGAGGTGGTATATTTGAAGTTAAGTTTCCCAACCTTGATATCAAGGGCGCAATAGTTTAGGTCAAACATGTTTAGAAAACTAAAAGCAACAAAAGACACTTATATTACTAACAAGATCATAAAAAATGATTTTAGAGCTACAGATGCCAATGTGGGTGAAGCAGCTACTTTAGACTTATTTAAGCTTTATAATGAGGATAAAATATCTGGAGAAGATGAACCCGTAGAATTGACCAGAATACTTGTAAAGTTTGATCTAGATCCTCTTCGGGCTCTGACAGGCAGTGTTCTTGATATCGCTAGTGACAGCTTCAGATGTGACCTGAAACTTTTTGATGTATACGGAGGCCAGACGCTTCCTTCCAACTTCAATTTAATAGTTTTCCCTCTCTCCCAGTCTTTTGACGAAGGTGTAGGAAGAGATGTTATTAGGTTTCAAGATATCGATTCCGCTAACTTCTTAACAGCATCTGTTGTTAGCAGCACTGTGGCTTTGTGGCACATTTCAGGTGCTAACAGGCAGGGCCTGCTAGGGTCTGACAATATTGACATAATTAGTTCTGGCAATCTTAGCGATGGATCAGGTGTTCAAGATCTTTTCTCCGTAATGACATTTGAAACTGGAGGTGAAGACTTAACAGTTGATGTCACAGCAGTCGTATCAGCAACTTTAGCAAACCAGATACCAGATCATGGTTTTAGAATTTCATTCTCTGGAACACAAGAGACAGATGATGTAACAAGATTTGTCAAAAGATTCGCATCTAGGCACAGCTCTAACACGTATAATCATCCAGCGCTTCATGTAAGATACAACGACGCGATACAAGATCATCACGAAGCTTTCTTCTTCAATGTCTCGGGATCTATTTTCTTGAATAGCTTTGAAAGAGGGCAACCTGCAAATCTCCTCTCAGGATCTAATCTGGTCGGCATTTCCGGCTCTGACTGCATGAGCTTAATGGTAAAGACAGCCTCTTTTGAGAAAGAAGTATCAGGATCTCAGTATAATTTTGGCGGTTCTCTTTTCGCGACCGGAGTCTATTCTTCAAGTTTTGCTATCAATGCTTTTGACACTACAGCAATCTCAGGGTCTGCAACAGTTGCAGACTTCGTCAGAGACAGTGGTTCGATAACGTTTGATGTATTCTGGCGGTCTAATGACAAGTCTTATTCCTTTAAGACTGGCAGCCTTACTGTTAAAAAGCAGCAGATAACTGCATTTGATAATGATACTACACGTTACGTTGCTAACATTGGAAATTTAAAATCAGCATACAAAAAGGGTG